TTGTATACGCAAATTCAGCTAATTCTTTTGCGCTCATTCTTTTTATCTTTTTTATTATTTCTTTTATTTCTTTTTCGTCACCAACATTTCCAAACTTTGTTTCTATTGATTTAATCAAATTAGTTTTATATAACGCATTCATTTTTTCAGTATATTTTTTAGTTTTCATGCGTTGCCAAGCTTTTACTTTACGTTCTAACATGCTGTTAGATTGTAATGTTTCTGGGTCAAATCTAACACTATTTAACTCTGGAAAAGCTGTTTCCCCTAGATATTTTGTTGCCCTCTGTCCGTGATATTGCCCTACTGTTTCTTTAACTGCTTGGCTACCTTCCTCACGTATAAAAGGCTTACTCAATATTTGTGAACGTTTTTCGGCTCTTTGCTCATTTATTTGTTCCGCCAGTTTTTCAGCTCTTTTTATAAGCTTTCTGTTAAGCCAAGCGCCTTGTTTATTTCTGTAATACCCTTTTTTCTTTTTCATAAAATAAAAAGAGTGTTTTCACACCCTTTAACTCTAGAACGGCAATTCACTTTCTGGCGGATAGAATGTGATATCAGTGAATGTATTTCCATCTCTTGTTTTGGTTTTTGTCATAATCATTGGTACTCCCTCATGGCATAAGTCATTAACCAGTTCTTCTTTTTCAACTTCTTCAATAAATTTGCTTAATTTTGAACCACCGTGATAATAATGTTCTTTATCTTCATCAACAATAAAGGCGATATAATGGTTATAACCATTTCCAACCTTTTTCGTTCTGTGTTCATAATCTCTTAAAGTAACCTTGTCGCCTAGAATATTTTCGATTTTTTCAAGCTTTCTACCGATAAAACATTCTTTTGTTCCGTTCTGTTCCTTTGCTAATTCCTTTAATGTTTTCATTTTCTAATTTCTCCTTTACTAGTCTAATTCTAATTCGCACTGTTCATCATCCAATACAATAGCGGCATTTGCAATAAAAGTTTCTTCGCTCATTTCATAAGTGTTTATTTCTTCTTTAACACTTCCACTTACTACTTTAGCTTTGCATACTTCTTCAATGTCAGCAATTGCTTTTTTAACAATTTTTCTTTCGCTGAATTTTCCTACGAAATCAACTTCTTTTAAAATTGAATTTCCGTCATTTAGAAGTACATTAACTGAAGCTGTGCCAGTGATAATGCTCTTTTTCATTTTATCCCTTCTTTCCTTAACTACATCTTAATTATATCAGAAGATTTATTTAATGTCAATACTTTTAAAGTAATTTGTTTAAATCTTTTGCGCTAAAATATGCTTCCGTATCATCATAATATACGCATGCATTTTGAAACATTGTACGTAGTAATCTCATATGATGATTGTTTTTGAAAAATTGAAGCATTACTACATTTGGTTGCATATCATCTGTAGTAAGTGCATATGTTATACTGTCATTTTTACCTACTTTGGTACTTATATATAACTTACTGTCTTTATAGTCCATCCACAAACCTAAGTGCTTTCCGTAAATATCAACGCTTGCAATGTGTATCGCTTCTGGCGTTTTATTTTTGATAAATGGAGAATCATCGTTTATAAATTCGTTATCTATCAGATAACCTCCTATTTTAGATTTTCTTTGTAGCTTTCCTAACTTTGTTTGTGATTTAAAGTTTATATATTCTTGGTCGGCAAAATGTTGAAAAAGCAATAACCCATCTTTGTCCTTTACAATGTCTTTATTATCTATTCTTTTTGTATATCCCCAGTAAACACAATGTGGGTTATTCATGGTAACTGAGTTAGCTAAGCACAGGCACTGACATTTTTCCCGACTTCGGAAAACCGTTTCCATAAATCCAATAAGCGCGTCAACTTCGTTTGGAAGATAAAACAATTTTGACGATTTTTCAATAATAAATTCGTCAAATATAATGAGATTTACTTTATCATAATTTGTTGACTTTTTTGTTACAGCATTAGACAGGGCAACAGCTTTGCAAAATATATTTTTCTTTTTATATAAGTTTTTAGAATCTTCTTTTTCATCACCTGTGCGTTTTATGATGTAACCTGTTCTTCCTTTTACGCTTATAATGTAGTCCGGAAATTCTCGTGAAACCTCATCAAATTGTGTAGCAAAATCTTCTAATTCACTTTTATACCTACGCAAATATATAAATTGCTTATTTTTATATATTTTATTTTTTATGCCTTTTACAAAACTACCGTATGTTTTACCGCCACCACGGTTGCTTAGAACATAATTAAGTAAACAACCGTGTGACAGCGTTAAGTTTGGGTTATACCACAAGTTTAATCAATCTTCCAGTAAACCGTTTTTCCATCTGTAGTCCCGTAAGCGACATAATGTTTTTTATTTGTTTTACTACTTACATACTCTAACCAATACCATCCATCAGATTTTACAACGTTTTGATAGTTTAATTTCATTCCCGTATTATACCAATCTCCCGTTAATGTGGAATTATCAAGACTTGGTTTGTTACGTACACGAATGTAATCATACTTTGCTGAAGCTTTACCTTTTGATTTAATGGGTAAATCTGGGGATTTATTATCCCATACTTTAGGACGCAAGCACCCTACAATATCGCTAACATACATAAGACCCTTGTTAACGCTTGCACTGCCATATTGATTTTGAGCTTGTAAAGTAAACGTTCTACCTTTGTTTAGCCATCCTGCAAATACTCCAATATGGGAAAGAGGTGTAAGGCTTCCTCCGTTTTTAAATACAACTACATCACCATTTTGTAAACTAGATACGGGTACCTCTTTAAACTTATCAAGAACACCGTTATTTTTACGGTTATTCCAAATATCAATAACGTATCCTGTTGAGGTACAGTTAATTATTTTACTACCGATTACAGTACATAGATATGCAAAGTAATCCCAACACTGAGCTCCATAATATCCGTCAATATCATAACACTTTCCATACGTATTTTTTAAGAAATCATTTGCTTTCATTTTGTTCCTCGCTTTCTTCGTTTCCTTTTAATTGCTCTAAGCAATCAATAAGTTTTTGCGGCACAGGCAGTCCCATCTTAGCAGAATTTTCAACGATTGAAAGGCTTTCATTCGCAATATAAAACATTGTTACAAGTGTTCTGCAAATATAACCATCTGTTCCCATGGCTTTATCAACTTGTGCACCTACTGCCACAAGCGCTAGTATCATTACCTTTTTAGTGATACCTTTAAATCCTATTTTACTATCGAGATTAACCCTATTTGCAATAACTCCAGTACTATAGTCAATAATCATAATAATAATAAGGCACTTAAAAGCCACATCTATACCCCCAAAAACATATACAAAGAATGTGCTTATTCCTGCCCACAAAATGTTAGCTATATCTTTATAGTTAATATTCATATTTTTAACCTCTTATTCATTTACTGTTCCGTCAAGTCCGCCTTTACTCAAACTTGACTTATATGTATAAGCTATGCCTTTTACACTTCCTAGTGAAACACTTGATTCGTTATATATACAATTATATACCGTTCCTTTTGTGTCAGTTCCGAAACTGAACTTTGCCCCTCTACTAAGTGAAGCAACATTTCTAGCTGTAATATGGCATGAATTGTGAAGCTCAACATTCGAATTACCTACTGCTCTTATCCATCCATTTCCATTTTGACCACCCGTCATAGTAGCAGTACAAGCGTTAAAGTCAACGTTACTTGCGTCGATTGTAATTTGATAATCCCCTGTAAAGTTAAACTCACATTTTTCAAATTGCACGTTTGCACAGTTCTCCACGGTAACTTTACCGTTAAATCTAACATTACTAATTTTTAAATAGTGCACTCTATTTTTAATGTGAATTTCTTCACTCGCTACCGCTTGTGATGGTGACGACGCTTGAATATGAACAGGCTGGAATGATGAAGCATAACTAATAGCAAACTGAATAAACTTAAATGGTGAATCACTTGTTCCTCTCCCCCAGTTAGCGTTAGTACTATTTACTCTTATACGTTGCTCTCCTATCACTCCGTTAAATTCTAATTCACTACTTTTATCACTTAAACCGCTGTCATATGGGTTTATTTCCCATAATGACCATGAATTATAATCAGTAAAAACGGAATTATTACCGTATTCTAGCATTTTTATTGTATCTCCAGTAACATTAAGACCCTCAAATTCTTTAGCTTCGTAAGTAGGATTGCACAAATATTGATATAATAAGCCACCGTATACTTTATCAACTCGAATCGCATTTCGCACAAAGTCATACTCACTTGAAGTATTATCACTCCATAAAGTAAATATATTACCTTTAAAATATGCTAAACCGTTAAGACCGCCCAATTTTCTCGCTTGGATTACTGGTCTTGAAATAGAAACAGAATATACAGAAGTAAAGGAAACATCTAAACCGCTTCCAGAACATTGGCAAACATGAATTTTATTATCTTCTGTTTGCACGATAATGTGCGGTGAATTACCAATTTTATTAGCAATGTTTATTTGTGATGACGCCCCATTTACAGTTACTGTTTTATTGATTCCTGTTGAAGCGTCATACATAATTAAATTGTTAGCATTGATTGGGCATATCATATACACCTGTTTTTTACCGTTTGCGGTTAAAGACGGCATATATGTTAATGAATTTCCGTGCCCCCATGGCTTTTCTTCTACGGATTGCATTTCTAGCAAGTTATTATAACGTTTTAAAACCGTCTTACTTGTACTAGCATTTCTGTTAACGGCTAAGACATTGGCCGTATAATCGTCCCCATCATCTAGATAACACCAGCCTTGAAAACTATTGCCGTCACTTGGCTTTTCAATATGTTTTAATAATTTAAAACTTGGATAAACGGTTGGTATTTCTTTTACAGCTAATATCTTACTATTAGGATTTTCTTCGATTGTTTGGCAATCACAAATAACACGTTCAGAACAAATAAATAATGATGTTAAAATGTATGAACCTTTCGGAATATATACATAGTCATAAGTGTTTAAAATCGTACTAATTCTATTAAATACAGATTGAGAAGAAGCGCTTCCTGTTGGGTCTGCACCTCCATCAGTAACAACGTTCCAAATCCTAGCGCTTGCTTTATTTGGGAGATTATTGTTAATGATGTTCTGTACCTGCTGTCTTGCTGTTTTATCCTTAATAGAGTATGTTCCATCTTCAAATTCTAGATTGGCTACCTCCGGCATATTACTCTACCTCCTTATAACGTTTGAAAACAAAGCTTAACGTTTCCGTTCCAGCGTTATAGTTAACACCTATTTTGATTAACCCTTGTTCTAGCCACTGTTGCAACAAATTACTAGCATATTCCCATAAATTGTCGTTTATCCATGCCACCAACTTTTCAAACTGTTCTTGCGTTAAGTTAAGCATATCAATAACATTTGCAATCTGATAGCACAAAGCGTGCAATAATTCTTTGTCGCTATATGCCTTTATAAACTCCATATCATAACGAGTTATTGTATTAACCACGCAATTAAGATTATTTGTTACTGGTCTGATATTTGGGTCAAACGGAAATGTCGGTTTAAAATCTGCCATATCACATGTTCCATCCTTTCATATAATACATAAGTTTCATTTTTTTCTTTTTTGTTGGTGTCGGCGGTGTAACACCTCCATCATACTTTTTAAATATAAGCTCCATAGTGTTAACTACAGTAGTATCATTTATATACCATATGTCAACTGGTTCTGCACTGTCTTGCAAAGCATAACATGGATTTCCCATTGCGCAAGTAATACCATAGGATACAAGACCCTTATTCTGACCTTTCGCTTGGTCTAGGTGGCAATGGTCCCCGTATGCTTGCCCTGCTATACCTGTATGGGATATCAAATCTCCTTGTTTAAATTTTGTTGCCGACGGCGGATTTTCATCATGCGTAAAACTAAAGCTTACATAACCTATTCCGCTTGGTGTTGCAACCTCATTATCAGATTGATAACCTCTAGTATTTCCGACGCTATCTTGATATATTAAGTGACAATCACACGGAGCATATAATGGATAACGAGCGCTGTTGCCTATAATATCCATAGGATGTCCGCAACAATGTGAAAATGAATCCGAACCAGATAACTGGGTGATATTCATTATATCACACGGAAATAAACAAACTTGATATTTCCCATCATCAGTATTCATCTTTTGTCCTGCTTTCATTGTAACACGTTAACCCTTTCTATTCCATCTATTTTTAGTTTTTTAAGTTCACTTAATTTTTCCATTATACAAACTTTGTAAGATAATACCATTCCATAAGTGACTGAATCAGAACATTTGCTAAGAGAGCGTAACGAACGATTTACCAAATAAAGCTCCTTTCTTGCAAAATTTAAAGCATCATCAATTTTCATGTCGTATGGCATTGTTTTAGGTTTATATACCTCCATTGTTATTTCTCCTTACCATGCACAAATAAACAAATCACAGCAAAACTTATATATTTCGCTATAAATTCCGTTTAATTCTTCGCGGAATCGTTTATAATAATCAAAATCAATCATCATTTTTTCATCAGTTTTATTTCTGTTGAAATTTCTATTCCCTACATCATTACCAGTGGTAATATTATCACCACTTGAATCGGCGTTATGCTCAAAAATTTTTGTCACCTTGTTATCTTGGGAATCTGTCATATAAGCATTAGTATTGGTGACGGAGCTTAACGGAAAGTCTCGATTAACATTATCTGTTTTCTGTTCGCTCTCTTCCGTTACATGTGTATTAACGTTATATATACTGTTTGACATACTATCATTAGATGTATCCTCATCAAACGTTTCATGTGAAACATACTTTTCTGTTCCGCTTATATCTTCCGTAGTAATCTTATCAAAAAATTGATTATACAACGGGAATAACTGATACATTCTATCTGCTAACATTGCCTGCCACGATAAATACGTATGCGCTTCTACTGTGTCAGAAATACGATAGTTAAAGAAATGCAAGATAAAATTAACCTCAAAGTCTTCTTTAAATTTTGGGTCTATCGGATAATCGAAACCAAAAATCCTAGAACGCTGATTCCTTATCAATTCCATAAAATTTGTGTTAAAGTAATCAGTGTTTTTATACCCGCTTCTTATGATATCACTCACCAACAAAGTCATACACCTCTTTTTCTTCATATCTGTCTGGCACTTCTTCGCCACGAACACGAATAAACGGACTGTAAGAAACGTCTAATTCCGAACATTTTTCTGGAAACCTTTCACGTGCCCAATCTCTGAACGCAATCCTTTGTTGATACATTCCACTAATATTTATGTTCCCAGCTTCTGAAAAGCTTAAACCCTCAAACTCTGTAAGGCGTTCAGACTTGTCATTCATAATGGTGTGTAACCCTACTCTTGTATCCCATTCCTGCAAATACATTTTGCGCATATTCATAAGTACATCTAAGCCCTTTCCGACGTCACCGCTAATCACTGGTACCCCGTTTATTCCGTTTAGGTCTTTGTCAACTATATACCATGTTTTTGGGTCGTTTTCGTTCATAATGTTATCCACTGTACTTTTCAATGCTTGAGTGCCGCTAAACAATGTTGGTCTTCTCATCTGCCTGTGGATATAATCAATAGTTCTTTCGATTTTAGCCAACCTTTCAGCAATAGTTGTTGCTACATTAAACACTGGAAGTCCTGTATTGCTATTCCAACAATAAATAAACTCATCATCATACAATAACTTACCAGTTAAGCCTTTATCGGATGCGATATTAACTGTTCGTACTGTCACTGGCTTAAAGTAATCATCCCACGTTACCATTACATAACGAGACGCTTTTAATATCCCATCATCATCATATAATACAAAACTACCGTTTGCCATAAGCATATATTCTAAAATAAAAGAGGTAATTCCATCTGGCAATCCTTTCCAAACAAACAACGACATTAAATCTTCAATAAATTTATCAATATAATATGCCCATATTCTATCATTGTCCAAGTCAATTTGTATCTTACTCGCTTGCTTGTCACTTAAATAAAAAGTAGTGCACTTAGATATATTACTTCGTGCCGTTAATTCTTCAAGTGTTTTCATTGCTTATCACCTCATTTTCCATATAGTTTGTTTTTACTTTTTGTAAATCGGTATGCATTAGGGTTACACCTGCACTTACTCTATCAACGATTTTGTTAAGATATTTTGATGGTATATTTCCCGTTATGTTTGGGTCAATAGCCTTAACATAATTAAATAACGAATGAGTAGTTAAGTTTGGAACTTTGTACCTCATAACTCTATAACCGTAACGAGTAAAATAATCGTCAATTATCATTGCTTCCTGTTTAGTTATCGTTCTAGAACGTGACCTAAAATCAGCCCTACCATTAGCGAACCCTGCATGACCAGATGTATTCCCTCTTGCGCTATCTGGCATACGTTGAGCGCTAATATTTTGCGATAAAATGCTTGATGCTGTTGAAGCTCCAGAAGCCAATCCACCAGCTAACCCCGTAGCCATTATACCCCCCATTGAAACTCCAGATATAGGCGATGCCATTACGGCAGTTGATGCACCTTTTACAAAACTTTCTCCGATTTGATACATAAATCTTCCTTGGTTTTGAGCTAACCATGCTTTATAAGAATCAACTATAAACGCGCATTGTGGAAAATTATTTATAGATATCTTATACAAGTCGTTATTAACTTCACCTAAATAATTGTTTGGAAATGCTTCGACTTCCATGTTTATTCCGAAAGAAAATTCAACAATCATTTCCAGATTTTCTAAAAATTCATACTTTAATTCGAGCGTTTGACCGTTTCCGTTAGCAACTAAACAATCAACATACGGATAAGTAAATAACTTATTGTTTTTAGGGGCATAACCACCGAATGAAGATGGTCGTTCGGGTAAATTAAATTTAAGCTGTTTAGGAATTGCAGAATCGTTAAATAATTTCTCTGGGCACATATATAAACCTACGATAGCATCTTCTTTACCGTGCATTTGTTCTAAAATCTCCCTTGCGCGTTGTGCGCCTGCATTACCTTTTCCGCAATCCTCATATTCGACACCGTTAAAAATATTGCACGTTATTCTTTGATGTACATTTCCTCCGTCTGGTTTTTCGGCGTACCCTATAATAATATGATAATCAGCTGGGTTAAATAAACCACTCCCAACCTCACTAACGGTCAACATATCTTTTATAGACAAGTTTTCATCCTCTAAATGATTCCCTATTCCATCATCTGTTACATTTTCACGCTCAACCATCATGGGATTCCATTCGATATTAAACATATATGTTTGCCATTCGTCAATAGTATAATATACTAATGTTCTTCTTTCATTTGTGTACTGGCAATCATCAACAAATGCATAAATTTCTTTCCCACCGTCTTCACCAAAAGACAAATAGGGTACATCTCTCATAGTATTTATATCCACATCCAACGCAATCACATTCATGTCTTTAATAGGTGTAACAACCGCTGAACTTATTTTCCTAGATTCAAAATACGATTTTTGTTCAGAACGAGATTGAAACCATCTAACATTATCGTTAGACGGTTGACAATCTACATTCCTGTATAAATTAGCAAACCACATTAAGCGTCTGCAATCGTATATTCAACGGTTGTGGAAGTAACACCTGCTTGTAACTTAATTGTGATTTTTGACTGTGTTTCGGCGGCATTGATAGTCAATAGACCGCTTGGAGTAATAGTTGTTCCAGAATGCACCCCAGTAGTGGTAATGCTGTAAGTAATAGGTGCTTGACCCTCTGATAAAGAAGCCATTAACTGCACTACTTCACCCTTTTTAATGACGGCGTGGTCTTGCGGCTGTACAAATCCGAATTTCGGCACGTTACCTCTAATCTGGTAAGTTACACTCTTTGTTACTGGACTTCCGTTATTTCCATCCTCAATAGTTGCAGTTACTGTGATAACGCTCGCCTGTTCGTTCTGACCAACATACAACAACCCCCAAGGCTGAATCTGAGTTTCTGGTACTGTATTACCTGTAAGCGTATAATGCACCTGTTTATTATCTCCAGAAGTAACGGGAATAGAAATCATTTCCGTATCGCCTTTGTTAAGAATAGTATTAGAGGCTGGTTTAAAATCTCCTAAGACTGAAGCAGTAACGGGTGATGATTTAAAAGCAATTACTGGATAAACAATAGAAGAAGAATACGTTTCATGAACGTGCAAGAAATGAGTATCACCCATAACAGCGCCATTGTGGTTAAAGTCACTAGCGTATAAATTAACGTAACATCTAAATGCATTGATATCACCCATTAAGATTTCAACATTTTCTCCAAGGTCAACCCATGTTGGAACAGTTAACGTATGATTAGCAATAAACTCAGTTTCCTGCATATGATAAGATGTTGCTAATACCTTAACACTCTGGAATGCTTTTGCACTGTTCTTCATAATGATAAAAATATTTTCTGGAGAAACCTCTCTTGTGAAACCTGCCACATTAAATTTATCACTTGGGAATAATAAATCTAACCCCCACTGACGAACAAGAACGGTGGTGTCCTCAGCGTGTTCTTTTGTGTCGAAACCTGGAATTTCAACATAATATGCAATGTTTTCAGCAACATATTTAAACAAATTCCAGAACCAATAGTTACGGTCAATTTTGTTTGATTCAGCCGCTACAGCAAACTGCATATCCAAAAATCTTCTAAATGCCTGCTCGCTACTGAACGCACGTTTTGCCATTTCTGGATTGACTGTTAAAGCGTAACGCTCTTTTCTGTTTGGAGTATGGAACATTTCCAAATATTTTGGAATATACTGTTTCAGTGCGTCCTGCCACTGGATTTCTGGATTGTATTTCACAGGCTTAATCTTATCCATTTCAATTTCATCAACAGCTCCACCGATTGACAGGTAGTCTCTCATAAGAGCACCGTATTTGTCGGTAGCTACAGCGTATCCCATTTCATATAAGCCTACTTTGTTAATAAGTGTGTAGTAAACTTGATTTCTCCAATCGTCATTTGAATTGATAATTTGTCCAACCTGTCCAAATGTTGAAGAATCAATAGTCGTATCTCCAATAGCTTTGTTAAGGTCTGGATTGTTAATTTCTCTTACTGCTAAGTTTAAAAGCTCAGCACCAGGCATTTTTCCGACCTCGTTAATATCTGGCATTTTTGATAATCTTGACATAAAAAACTCCTTTCACTCTTTATAAAAATAATCCTGTAATGATTTAAAATCTTTTTCCATCTTATCCTCAACATATCCCGCGCGGTTTACATCCGATAATCTGTCAACACGTTTCTTCCACACATCAATGTCTTTAGACAGTTTGGAAATCTGCTCATCTCTTTCGGCTACATCAGCACGCAAATTCTCGTTATCAGCTGTTAAAGTTTCAATAGTCGTTAATGCTTCGCCATCACGGGCGCTCATAGTGTCAATAGCTGATTCTCTTTCGTTCTCGTCTTCCATAGCCAAAATACCATAAATTTCTTCTTTGGTCACATTACCACTCCTTTCACATATATTATAGCATAAAACATCAAAAAAGTAAATATGCCTATTGACAAATAAAATAAAATAATTTATAATAAAATTAGGTGATATATTTAAGTCATATAATAATGAAGCTTTATCCACGCATAAGGATATCGCATGAATATGCTCGGCGGAGCGATTATTGACAATATATTAACCAACTTTATATAGTAGGCTCTCAGCAATGGAAATATAAATCCATTTTGAGCCTATTTTTATTTTTGAATTTAGTATTGACAAATTATATGATATATGGTATACTTAATATGTC